GTACTAGTTACTGTGATGGTGATATAAAAGGTTGGGATGGAAACATGGGACCCCATGACTGGGATGACTGTGCTTACGTCTTTGCTGATATAGCATCACACGTAATAAAGGATTTTCCATATGATCTCCATCGGAAAATTCGTTTATTAGGAAAAGCGTGCAAAATAAGAATTCACATATGCGGAAACATCATGTACTTAGTGTTTTGGGGAATGCCTTCGGGAGATTTCTTAACAGCACTAGTGAATTCATTTGTACACCTTCTCAAGGACATACAAATCTACGGAATTTTTTGGAAAAATTACGAGAGGTATGCTAAAGAAGAACAACAGGCATTGAAAACTGCCGTGCATGTAATGAAACATCACCCTGTACCACCAGAGATTATTGAAATAATCGTAGGGAATGTTAAACGTGCAAAAGAGTTAATTGAAACTATGACTCCAATAAAATTAGGAGAACTCGTTTCAAGAAACTACTACTCGCTCATGTTAACTTGGAGCGATTTCACTTACACATGTAAAATGGGAGATGATAATGTCGACTCGATAATTGACGCGCTTCGCCCCTATTACACTCCAACTCGACGCCAACAGATTTGGAAAGAGCTAGGATACGAGTACACAAACGCTTCAAAAAATAGTAGTATGTACTTCACCCCTCTAGCCTCGCTTCAATTCCTTAAGTGTAATTTTCGACAGCACGATGATTATCCGGGTTTTTGGTTGATGCTGATGGATGACAACACCATCTGGGAGTTAACCAACTGGGTTCGGACAGGTCAAGACGCGAAGGAAGCCTTGATCACGAACTTAAACGACGCTCTCCGTTTTTCGTTTGCAAGAGGAAGACAGGAGTTCAATGAAATTAAACAACAGTTCATTGAAGCACTACAAGCACGTCAGATCACGCACACTCTTTTAGAGTATGACGAGATCGAAACACTGTGGTTAGTTGACCACGGACTGTTTTGAACGTTTTAGCAGCTACTAGGATGTAAATAAACATTTAACTACTACTTAGACTTAATTAAGGTTAGGAATAAATCAGTACTACGTTCAAAATTCATAGCACATTTAGTGTGCGTTCCCCTTCGTTGGATACTAGCTCTACTGGGGACACTTAGGTTAAAATTTGATTTTAATTTAATTAGCAAAAAAA